ACGGATTCGAAACTGGTCGAACCGTCACGCTCTAGCTGTCCTTAGCGAACGAATGATCTCAGCGCGCGTGTGCGCCGCTGGGAGTTCTCCCAGCGTTGCCCGCTACCGTTCCCGACCCAACGTCCACTGCCGGATAAAGAAGAGAAGTGCCCGGTTTCCAGGCACCTCTTCAGCGGGAGCGACGGGACTCGAACCCGCGACCTCCGGCGTGACAGGCCGCGAACAGCCCGATACGGCGCAATGCGTCCTGATGCGTGACGTGTCGAAATCGCATCTGTTTGCAGGGGATTCCCGCGCCGGTGCCCCATAAACGCGGAGGATCGCCCTGAGCCGAGATCGGGGCGGTTGGGCGTGAGATGGGCGTCAGCTGGGCGTATCCTTGACAGCGGCGCCGCCGGCTGGCGGTCAGCCAGAAACAGCGGTCAGCCGCAAAGGTGCCGCGAAGACCATTCGGAAGGACCACCCCAATGGGGTTGCGTGCCTGGCTTCGCGGAGACGACATCAGCCTCGGCATCGACGCCGAGGACCGGGCCCTGACGCAGGACAACATCCCGCCCGTCTGGCTGCCCTACGGCCGCTACAGCCAACGCGCCCTCCTCGACGTCGGCCGGCACAGCGCCCTCGCCGTCGCCGACGCCTACGCCTGCGTGCGCGTCCTCTCCGACAGCGTCGCGAGCCTCCCGCCGAACATCTACCGCAAGACCCCGGCCGGCCGCGTGCCCGTCGGCCAGGACCAGCGCCTCGCCGCGCTGCTGCAGACGCCAACTCCGGGCTCCACATCCTCGGACCTGTTCGCGCTCGCCATGGTCTACCTCAACATCTACGGCAACTGCTACATCGGCAAGTTCCGCTCGCCCGACGGCGAGGTCGCGCAGCTCGCGTGCATCCACCCCGACCGGGTCGTGCCCGTCCCCAAAGGCTCAACACTCGCATACAGGATCGACGGGGACGACAGCTACACCGTCCGCGACGTCATCCACATCAAGAGCATGCCCGACCCGCTCACCGGCGGCCTGACCGGGCTGTCGCCGGTGTCGCAATGCCGCGTCGCGATCTCGCTCTCCTCGAGCCTGATGGAGTCCGCGAAGCAGTACCACGAAAACGGCGGCATGCCGTCCGGCGTGCTGAACGTCGAGGGCGCCAGCGAAGTCGGCCTGAGCACGATCCGGGAGGAGTGGAAAAACAGGCAGGGCCTCCAGGCCGGGCGGATGCATTCGATCGCATTTTTGAGCGGTGACGCGCGATTCACCCCGATCGCGTTCTCCGCCGACGACGCCCAGTTCCTCCAGCAGCGAGAGCTGAGCGCCCGCGAGGTCGCCCGCGTGTTCCGCGTGCCGGGGTGGATGATCGACGCGGACACCGGCGGCAGCATGACCTACAGCAACGTCAGCCAGCAGGCGCTGGCGTTCACCACATACAGCCTCACGCCGTGGCTTGAGCGGCTCGAGCGCGCTTTCTCGAACGATCCCGAGCTGCTCCCCGGAGGCAGCTACCTCGAGTTCAGCCTTGACGGCCTGCTGCGCGCCGACCCCGCAGGCCGCGCGGACAACTACGTGAAGGCCCTCGGCGATAACACCCGCCCCGGATGGATGACCCGCGCCGAGGTCCGCGAGCTCGAGAACCTGCCGCCCGAAGGAGGGCCGACCCAGTGAGCACCAGCACACCCAGCGATCAGGACGACGCAACCGAGACCCCGATCCAGGCCGTCCGTGACGCGATCGAGGAGCTTCAAGAGTTCGTTGCCGGCGAGCGGCAGGAAGGCGACCGCGCGGACGTGGAGACCGCTCAGCGTCTCATCACGGGCCTGCAGGCGCTGATGAGAGCCGAAGCCTCCGATCCGGAGTCATCACGCGATGCCCCCGTTTCGGAGCAGCGCACCCGGCCGGTCAACGGCCAGGTCGAGGAGCGCACCGCCGCCGCGCTCGAGGTCCAGGGCCGTCGCATCCGCGGCATCGTGCCCTACGGCATCGAATCGCGCGACATGGGCGGCTGGCGCGAGGTGATCGAGCCGACCGCATTCAGCACCACGAACTTCGACGAACTACGCGCGGTCATCGACCATCGCGGCGTGCCGCTGGCGACCTGGCCCCGCACGCTGCACGTCGAGAACCGCGCCGACGGTTTGCACTGGAGCTTCGATCCGCCGAAGTCCCGCCAGGACGTGGTCGAGGCGATCGAAAGGGGCGACATGCGATCAGGCTCATGGAGGATGCGCGTTTCGCAAGATCGCTGGGCCGGCGATGTCCGCCACGTGGAGGCGATCAGCCACCTGCACGACGTCACAATCACCGGCGCCGAACTGCCCGCCTATCCAGCGGCAGCCATCGAATACCGATCAACCAACCCGGCCGAAGGCCAGGAGGTAACCACCATGGCCGAGCAGGCCGATACCAACCAGCAGGAGACCGAGAGCCGCGGCCTGAACGTAGAAGACCGCGTCGAGGTCGTGCCCAGCCGACGCGGCCTGTTCGAGGAGCTCGCCGTCGCCGCCCGCGAAGTGAACGTGGGCGAAGTCCGATCGCTCACCACATCGATCAGCCTCGCACCACCCGAGATGTCCGTCCAGTTCTTCGATGTCTTGCGACCCGCCTCGGCGTTCCTCCGCTCCGGCGTGCGCACCCTCACCACCGACCGCTCAACCGTGATCTACCCCGAGTTGACCAGTGACCCCACGGTTGGATGGTGGGCTGAAGGCGGCACGATCACCGCGAGTGACCCCGCGTTCGGCGCGGGAACAGTGACACCACATAAGATGGCGACGCGAGTTGAGTATTCGAATGAGTTGGCTGAGGACAGCGCACCGGCGCTCGAGCCGATCCTGCGCGAGGCACTCGTCGCCCGCGCCGGCGTCGTACTCGACCAGGCCGCATATGAAGGATCAGGATCAACACCCATACCACGCGGCATGGGTAACCTCGCCGGCATCCAGAGCGTGAACGTATCCGCGGCCGCCACCAGCGTGGCATGGGCGGGATCCGCGATCGCGCTACTCGAAGCAGCCAACGCACCACGACCATACGCCATCGCAGGCGCCGCGCAACTCTGGAAGAACACCCGACTCGCGAAATTGGGCACGAGTTATGACGCACCTGTGGTGAACCCGACCAGCAGCGGTGACGTCCCGGCGCTGTACGGTGCGCAGGGTTACACCGCGAACGCGCTGACCGGCGGCACGGCATACATCTACAGCCCAAGCAGCTGCTACGTCGTCAACCGCTATCAGGAGTTCATGGTCGAGATAAATCGGCTGAGGTTATTTGATAGTGACCGATCGGAGATGCGGTTGAAGGCGCGGCTCGATGTGTTCTTCCCATATGTCGCAGCGGCCGTCAAAGGCACCGCCGTCCCCTCCTGATTCTTTGGAGCGCTGATCGCGGAAACCGTCGGATGGTCGAACTCACAAAGACGGCGTGCGATGACGGCAATCGCGGCTGATCCGGTTCGATCCGATCCGAAGCCGGGATATCACGGGCTGGTGGCGTTCGCCGCGACGGCAGGCCTGGCCCTCGAGCCGTTTCAGCGCCGGATCCTGCGTGCCGTGCTCGGCCCGGAGGCCGAGGCGCTGATCCTCGAGCCGCGCGGCGCCGGCAAGACCACACTGATGGCGTTGGTGGTCGTGCATCACCTGATCACCGTCCCAGACGCGAAGGTGTACGTCGCGGCGAGCTCCCGCGATCAGGCCAGGATCCTGTTCGAGGCGGCCGAGCGGTTCGCCCGCCCGCTCGACCACGAGCACCTCGTGTTCCGGCACCTGGAGATCCGCTGGTGCCCCGATCCGGACGAGCCGACCGTGTTCACCCGTCACTTCCGGGTGCTGCCGGCGGAAGGTCCGCGGCTGCATGGGCTGACACCGACGCTGCTGGTGTGGGACGAGGCGCAGGCGGTCACCCGCGAGGACGTCTATCCGGCGTTGGCCAGCGCTTTGCACAAGTCTCCGGGGTCTAAGTTGTGCACGGTCTCGACGGCGGGGCAGGGCGTTGAGAGCCCGCTGGGGCTGATCCGGACCCGAGCCCTCGCCCTGCCCTACGTGAGCCGCCGGGGCGCATTGACGGAGGCGAGAGGGCCGGATCTGGTCATGCTGGAGTGGGCGGTCCCGGCGGACGGCGACATCGATCGCGTCCGCACGGTGAAGAGCGCGAACCCGGCGAGCTGGATCACCACCGCGGCGCTACGGGAGCAGCGGAAGCGACTCCCGGAGCTGGCCTACCGGCGGTTCATCGCGAATCAGTGGACCGAACGGCAGGGGCACTGGCTGCCACCGGGTGCCTGGCAGGCATGTGTCGGCGAGCCGTTATTTGAAAATAACGAGCGGGTCTGGATCGGCGTCGACGTAGGTGGCGAGCGCTCCTCCTCGGCGGTGGCGTGGGTCAACGACCGGCTGCAGGTCGGCGTCGAGATCTTCCACGGCGAGGCCGGCGTCCTCGAGTGCCTCGACCTGGTCCGCGACCTCGGCCGCCGCTACAGCGTGCGCGAGGTCGTGTTCGACCCGTGGCGGTTCGGCCAGGCCGCGCAGGAGCTCGCGCGCGAGGGTGTGACCGTGGTCGAGTTCCCGCAGCACGACGGCCGGATGATCCCCGCCTCGCAGCGGCTGCACGCGGCGATCGTCGAGGGCCGTATCACGTTCCCGGACGACAGGGAGCTGGCCCGCCATGCGGCGGACACGATCGCCCGGCACAGCCGCCGCGGCTGGCGGATCGACAAGCCCACCAGGGAGACCAACATCGACGCGATCGTGGCGCTGTGCATGGCGCTCGAGCGGGCCGAGCAGCCCGTCCACGAGCCAAAGCTGCTCGGATGGATCTGATGGCCAACCGGCCATGCATCGGCTGCGGGAGACTCATCCCGTACGGATCCCGGTGCCCGGAGTGCCAATGGCGCAAGGACGCCTCCTACGAGCCCGACCGGCTACGCGGCCGCCGTTGGATGCGCAAGCGCGCCAGCGTGTTCCGCCGCGCCGGCTACCTGTGCGAGCGATGCGGCCGTGTCGCCAGCGAGGTCCATCACATTGATGGGGATCGCGGCAACAACTCCATGTCGAACTTGCTCTCGGTCTGCGGCGGCTGCCACCGACAGCTCGAGGCTGAGAAGCGGGCGGGTTAGTCGACGTTGGCGTGGCGTCGGCACACCGCAGAGAAATCGAGCCGCGGTTCTCCCGCGGGGTCGCGGTGGCCGATCAGCTGGACGTGGGTCGCGGCGGCGCCGCATGGGACCGCGCCGCCCGTCTCCTGGGGGATGGTGGCCATGCATGTCGCCCCGCCGGGCGGCATCCTGATCGCGCTCTCCTCGGCGTGCTCGGGGCAGAACAGGGCCATGCGGATGGGCTCGAGCAGGATGATCGCGGCGGTCGCTTCGCGTTCGCAGAGGTGGCAGGGGTCGACTCCAACCTCCCACGTATCGAATACGCCGAATCCTTCTGGCGACGACTCCATGATTCTGTACACTCCTAGGTAGCCTACCTAGGAGAATATCGGATATGACAAGCCTCACGCAGCAGATCAACATCACCGTCTCCCCGGAGTTCGCCGCCGAGGTCGGGGAGCTCGCGGACCGGCACGGATGGTCGAAGGTGAAGACCTTCATGCTCGGCGTCCGCACCCTGGCCGCGGTGATGGACGCCCATGAGCGGTATGCCGCCGAGCAGGACGACGACATCGCCGAGTTGTATTTACGGTTGGCCGAGGAGATGCCGTCCGGGTTTCTCGAGGTGCCGAAGGACGGCATCCGTGTCGGCCGGGCCGCAGGGATGCCGGCGGTGATGATCGACAACGCCTGGCTGGTGTTCCCGGACCCCGAGTCCGGGATGTTGCTGGCTGAGGAGCAGGGAGGCGAGAAGCGGATCGCCCGCGTGATCGAGGGCGAGATCAAGCCTTTGAAGCTGCCGACGGCCGGAGAGGTGGCGCTCAACTAACAAGAAGGACCCCCGGCCGAGGAGCCGGGGGCCCGCTAACCAAACCCTCAGTGGAAAGGCGAAGGTGATGGCAAGTCTACAGTGGAGTCCGGAAGAGATCGCCAGGGCGCAGAGGCGGATCGCGGAGGGGCAGCGGGTGATCGCTCGCGCTGCGGCGCTGTCGAGGGAGGAGTCCAACGAAGTGTGCCGCGCCTACCAGGAGGCGATTAGAAGCCGCTCGGCCAGGCGCGCGATCGCCTACGGCCGCGGACCGCTCCGTCCCACTAGTTCCGGATTAGTATCTCAACGCGGAGATACTAAAGACCGCCCGTCCGGTCGGCAGGCCCGGCATGTCGCGCGGGCCACCTCCGCTCAAGATCCCGGCGATGATGACCCCGACGGGGAACCGTCGCACATCTCATCGGTCCTGAGCCGGTACGTCGATGAGCTCAGCGAGGGCCACTTCTGCAACCGGGGGTGCGGGCGAGAGACCGTTGATGGTGAGCCACCGCCGCGATGCGTGTGCCCACCGTGCGGCTGCTCGCGCTGCCTCGCGCGTGCGCGACGTGCAAAGGGGATGTGGCGATGAGCGCGACCGGCCTGATCCAGATGTACCTCGCGCGTGACTGGCGACTGCTCGTCTGCAAGCCGCGCAGCAAGGAGCCGCTCACCGCGCACGGTGTCAAGGACGCCACGAGCGACCCTGAGGTGATCGCCGAATGGCGACGTCGCTGGCCCGACGCCAATTGGGCAGTCGCGACCGGCCGACCGGGGCCGATGGCGCTAGACATCGACGACCAGGCGGCCACCCCCGCCGACGTGCTCAAGGCAGTCGCACGAGCTCCTCGCACAGCGTCGGCCCGCGGCGGCTGCGCGTTCTTCGAAGGGACCGACGCCCGCACGATCGTCCTCGACTACGGCGAGCTGCGTGGCGTCGGCAGCTACCAGATGATCCCGCCGTCGATCCACCCGACCGGCAAGGCCTACGTCTGGATCCAGGAGCCGCACGGCAAGCTGCCCACCGTCCCCAAGCTCGTCGCCGCGAACAAGAACACCTCGGGCGCAGGGGTCGCGCCCAAGGTGTTGTCGATCCCGCCCGAGGGTGGAATGCACGAGCATCTCAAGAAACTGGCCGTCCGGCTCGTGCGCGCCGGCGTCCTAAGCCAGCAGACCATCACGACCGTGCTGCTCGCCGAGTTCGACGCGCGGCGCAGCGCGCCGGCCGCCGCGTATGGCGGCAGCGAACGCGACACCCTACGCATTGCTGAGTGGGCGGTCGGCGACAGCTACCTTGCTGACCACGAGCGCGAGCGCCGCGTCCTGGGGGGCACACCGCTGCCAGTCGCCGCCCCGCGCCCGATCGGGGGTGCGGAATGACCAGGCAACTCCTCGACGACGTCGTCAGGTTCCTGCGGCGGTTCATCGTGTTCGCCTCCGACGCCCAGGTGACCGCGGTGGCGCTCTGGCTCCTGCACACGCACGCCATCAAAGCCAGCGAGGTCACGCCATACCTGAACATCTGCAGCGCCGAGAAACGATCCGGCAAGAGCCGGCTCCTCGAGCTCCTCGCCGGCCTCGCCAGGGACGCGATCCACGTGGCGAACATCAGCGAGGCGGCGCTGTTCAGGATGCTCGGCGCGTCACCGACCCTGATGATCGATGAGGTCGACGCGCTGTTCGCCTCCAACGGCGAGCGGACCGAGGCGCTCAGGGGAATCATCAATGCAGGAAATAGACGTGGCGTGAACGTGATCAGGTGCGTCGGCGCGAAGCACCGCCCGAGCGCGTTCGAGGTGTTCTCGGCGAAGGTGTTGTGCGGGATCGAAACCGGGAAGCTGCCCGACACGATCGCCGACCGCTCCATCACGCTGAAGATGAAGCGCAAGGTCACTACCGAGCCGGTAGAGCGGCTGCTGTGGGCGAAGGTGAAGCCCGATGCCGAGGCGCTACGCGACCGGATCTCCGCCTGGGCCGACGAGCATGTGAAGGCGCTCGCGGCCGCCGAGCCAGACCTTCCCGCCGAGCTCGACGATCGCGCCGCCGAGGCGTGGTGGCCGTTGTTGGTGATCGCTGACATGGCTGGTGGCGATTGGCCCGCGCGGGCGCGGGAGGCCGCGAAGGCGCTGCACGCCGCCGGCAGCGAGGATGAGAGCTTCGGCGTCCAGCTCCTGGGCGATGTCAAATCCGTGTTCGGCGACGGGCTCGCAATGCACACGAAGGATCTGATCGAGGCGTTGAACCGGCTCGAGGAGAGTTCGTGGGGCGGCTGGCATGACGGCAAGGGGCTGCGCCCCCGCGACCTGGCTAGGCGGCTCAAGCCGTTCGGTGTGAAGTCCAAGAAGGTATGGAGTAACGACGAATCACTCCAGGGCTACCACCGCGACGACCTCAAAGACGCGTGGGCTCGATATCTCCCGACTGACCCTCCGGAAGGTCCGGAAGGTCCGGAAGGTCCCAGTAACCACGGGGGTTCTGACCTTCCGCTTTCTGACGACCTTCCGGAAGGTGAAGAAGAAACGGAAGGCAAAAACGCCTATTCCAACGGCAACCTTCCACACCTTCCGGACCTTCCGGACCCCTTGCCGGGATGGGAGGCGCGGCCATGACCGAGTCGCTGCTTACCGCCCGAGTCGTGTCGAGGATCCTCAACGTGACGCCGGCCACGGTCTTGCGATGGACCCGCGCCGGCGACCTCCCCGCGGTGCGATTGCCGTCCGGTCAAATCCGGTACCGCGCCGAGGAGCTCGACGCGTGGATGATCGAGCGGGCGACGCCGAACCGAGGAGTGCGAACCGCCGCGGCTGGCGCCGCCCAACTCCGCACGGTATCGTCGTCGGTGCGAACCGCCGTACCAACCGAGGAGTGATGCATATGTCTGCACAGGCAGGGAACGTCTACGCGACCCGCACCGGCTACGGGATCCGGTGGCGCGAAGGCGATCAGCGCCGCTACCAGTCGGGGTTCAGGACGAAGACGGAGGCGCGGACATGGTTCCGCGACAACGTCGCGCCGCGCCTGCATCGGGGCGCACCGAGTGCCGATATCACGTTTGTCGCGTTCGTCGACCTGTTCCTGACGCGCCACGGTGGCACCGTCTCGCCGCGCACGATCGAGACGCTCCGCGAGCGCCTGACACCCGCCGTCGCCACGTTCGGGGACTGGAAGCTGCGCGAGCTTGAGCACGCCGCCGCCGACATCGCCAGCTGGCGGGCGGCGCAACCCGAGACGAGCCGCTACCGGCTGATGCTCGCGTTACGCCAATGCCTCAGCGCCGCCGAACGCTGGCAGTACATCACCCGCAACCCGGCCAAGGACGCCGGGCCGAACCCTGAGCCCGGCGCCGAGGAACTGCATCCGTTCACGCCCGACGAAGTCGACCGGCTCGCCGCCGAACTCGGCCCGGTCTACGGGCCGCTCGCCGTCCTTGCCGCCGAGACAGGTTTGCGCACCAACGAGTGGGTCGCCGTCGAACGCAAGGACATCGACCGCGCCAGCGGCGCCGTCATCATCCAGCGCCGCTACGCCGACGGCGTGCTGACGCCCTACCCGAAGACGATCAAATCGCGGCGCCGCGTGCCGCTCACCAACCGCGCCGCCGCCGCCGTCGACGCGGTGCCGCCGCGGCTGGACACGCCGTTGCTGTTCCCGGCGCCGCAGGGCGGCTACATCGGCCTGGATACGTGGCGCACGCGCGAGTGGTATCCGGCGCTGGAGGCCGCCGGGATCGAGCAGCGCGGGCCTTATCACCTGCGGCACACGTTCGCGACCGAGGCGCTCGCCGCGGGGATCTCGATCTTCGAGTTGGCGCGGCTGATGGGCGCGTCGGTGAAGGTGATCGACAAGACCTACGGACACTTGGCGCGTGACGCCGAGGACGTCATCCTCGCCCGTCTGAACGCGAGGCGCGGGCAGATGGGCGTCAAATGGGCGTCGGAGTAGACGTAGGATTCCCACCTCTAACCGCCGAATCGCCCGGCTAGCAGGGCATTCGTAGAGCGGGAGCGACGGGACTCGAACCCGCGACCTCCGGCGTGACAGGCCGGCGCTCTAACCAACTGAGCTACGCCCCCGGAGGGGGATTTCTAAGTATCGCAGGAGGAATCGGGTTTGCGTGCGCCGGTGGCGGCGGGCTGCCGCAACTTTCGGCCTCATGGAGAGTTTGAGCCTCAGAAGATCTCCGGAGGACGCACCCAACCCGGCCGTGGGTGCGTTG